AGCTTCTTCATGCCGCCCTGCTGTACGTTGTCATGCAGGTTGTCACCAGCCTGCTGTTCCATAGGCTCAGTGATAGAGATACCAAGAGAACCGTCGTCATTTTCAAAGACGCTAACCCGGTACTTCTTGCTTGCGCTAAGATGAATGTCAGCAGGCGAGCCATCTTTGTATGGAGTGAACTTGCTGTTTCCCCACTTAGCCGCGCCATCAGTATTTGGGAACACCTTAATTGATGTAATCTTTTCCAATCGTATCGCCATTTTAAGCTCCTTCTATTTCGTTTAGGCGGTTTTTAAATAAAGCAATAAACTTCTCATGCCTCTCAGGGTTTCTAGCCTGAAGAGCTTTGAGCTTATCCATATGCTCGATATAAACTTGGTCAACAGCAGCCCGGGCAGATTTCTTTGCAATCTTTGCTTCGAGTTGCATGTATAGATTTGTGTCTGCTTCCTTGTCCGGGTCGCTAGGCGCTGGCGCAGGGGCAAGTGTAGCTACTGGTGCGGGGGTTGGGTCAGACGGGGGCGCGTGGCTCAAGGGAGGGCTAGATACATCGCTTCCACCCGTCTGATGCTTTAGGTTCTCTGCCTTTCTAGGCACAGCGTCCATTTCGTTTGCTGATGCATACTCACCACCAGCTAATCCTATTGAAGCAAGCGCTCTACCAACAGCGGAGCTCTCACAATTCTCTAATGCAGACGTTGTATTTACATGACCATCACCACGGATTTCTTCCGCCATGCCGGAGCCAACAACAATGCCGTTCTCATTAGTAATTACAGCCTTTATCACGACCTTCTTGCCATCGTCAACAATGATTGTAGTATCCACGCCATAATCTAGGCCGAACACTGTTCTGAAGGCTTCCATGCGGTGGACAACCTGTGTGTACATTTTACCGCCACGTTGCTTTACGCCGTGTGACTTGTTAAGGGCAGACACTAAGCCCATTGCGTCAATAATTTTACTCATCATGTTCCTCAATCTCTATGTTCTGTGACTTAAAGTATGCATCCAGCATACCGAACAGGGTTGCGACCATGCTCCGTGTTTCTTCGAGCTGGGCCTCTATCCTGTTCATTCGCTCTTGCTGAAAATCTATCAGTTGAGCGTGTTCTTGCTCAGTCTCCGTCATTGCACCCTCCATGCGTTTTGTGCGATTTTAAATACTTCCGGCCCATGCCTTGTGGCTATCATGCCAAAGTCTGGGGGGACCAACGAAAACAAATCGCTCCAGCTTCCGTTAGCTGCCTTCATAAGGTTCTGCATCGCAAGCCACCTACGCACTACGTCTTCATAAGCTCTCTCAAGCGAGGACTCTTTCAACGCAGGGCAGTTGTCCGGGGTGCAGATATTATAACCGGCAGATGTAACAAATAATAAGGCTGGCTCAAGACCAGTGGCCTTCCAATACACAGCCTGTTGCATAACCTGCTGTGGGGTTGGCGTTTCTTTTGGCTTGGGTACGCGCCAAGTGCGTGTCCCGTCTTTCTTTAAAGGGTTCTTTAAAGGCAGGGAACATTTCAAATCTATCTGGCGTGTAGGCCCGGCGTAATCAAGGAACATCATGCAAGGTACATCAATGCGCTCGTCTTTATACCAGCGCTGGTACTCGCCCACTATTTCTTCGTCACCGAAAAACTCTTTAACACCTTTAGCGGCATACTGTGCCATCTCTGCGATGTGCTCTTTGAACTCAGCAAACGCTTCGGCATCAGCGCCATTATCCCAGTCGAGAGGCTGGTACATCATGTACTCTGTCATGCCATGACGGATAGCTTCCGGCAGGCTAATCTCTTCTTGCTTGCCCCTGATTGGGCTGTACTCATGTAGGCCAAGATGCATATCAACAATCTGTTGAACTATCTGCCCGGCGCGTGGACGAGAGGACATAGGGAAGCCCATCTTGTACTCTCTACGCAGGTAAAGCTTGAGTATTCCCTCGTCGATATTCTGTGTGCCACCTGAAGCAGACACATGAAATCGGTGAAACTGTTTTGAATATTCCGGTACTTCGTATTCCATAATCCCTCCTTAGTGGGGGTAGGGCAATGAAAAGGATGGAACTGGAGAAAACACCCTGCAAGGAACCCTACCCCCGAGCCCGTATGTTTGTAGACAAAAACGAGCTATGAAAATCCTTGCCTACTCTAATTACTAATCATTTACCAATCTGTCAACACCTGATAGTGTATCTTTATTAGGAGATTGATATGAATAGAGAAACCATTTTGAAGACAGCAACCCAGTACGTCACAAAAGACAGGGCCAGTGACCACGGTGATATGGAAGATAACTTCCGTTTGATTGGCGAGTATTGGTCATTGCATTTAGGCTGTAAGGTAACGGCCTGTGATGTAGGCGCGATGATGTCCTTGCTAAAGATTGCCCGGATGAAGGGGAACCAAGCGCATATGGATAACTATATTGACGGTGCCGGGTATCTTGCTTGCGCCGGAGAGATTGCGAACCGTGTGGTTCTTGATAGTCAGCGAGAAGACGCAATAAATGAGCTGGAATAGCGGAGACATACATTGTTTTTATATGACTACTTAAAGCAGACTAACACTTCTCAAGGCGAGTTTGCCCGGCGGTGTGAGCTTTCGGCAGCGGCTATCTCTCGTATTATTAACGGGCGTAGATTCCCGGCACCTGAAACTATGCGGGTTATATATCTTATTACAGACGGAAAGGTTGGGCCTGATGACTTCTTCAGACAAAAAATATACCGAGGTGATTTGGGCCGAGTGTCCTGAGTGTGACGGCGAGGGCAAGGCGCTGTATGAGGTCGGCGTTGCTGACTATGACCACGGCGGATATTTAGAAGACAGACTACTGCCCTGCCAGATGTGCGATGGCAAGGGTGAGGTCGAGATGGAGATTGACGAGGAAGAGATGCAGATAACGGTCTTTCTCGAAAACGCCGGGTCAATACATTAGGGGGATAATAAATGACTAATCCGTACACCTTGCCTGACGGCAATGTTCAAATCAGCTTTAGCGGCGGCAGAACGTCAGCCTATATGTTGCACCAGATACTCGAAGCCAACGACGGTTTACCTGATAGGGCCGTTGTGACGTTTGCTAATACTGGTAGGGAAATGCCTGAGACGCTGGACTTTGTGCATGAGTGTTCTGTTCAGTGGGGTGTTCATATCGTTTGGCTAGAATATGATAGGCCAGATAACAAAGTTTCCTACAAAAAGACCGATTATGAGTTGGCTTCCAGAAACGGAGAGCCTTTTGAGATTTTAATAAAATCCAAGAAATACTTGCCAAACCCGACAGCAAGGTTCTGTACAAGCGAGCTAAAAATTTTGACTATGAAAAGATTTTTAACAAAAGAACTTGGTTGGAAAGAATGGAGCGCCTGCATAGGGATTAGGTTTGATGAGAGTCATAGAGTTAAAAAAGAAACCAATGAAAGGTGGCAACAATGGTATCCTTTAGTTGACGCTATGGCTTCAAAGGCAGATGTAAATAATTTCTGGGCTAATAAATCATTTGATTTAAAGTTAGATAACTCGTCAGGCTCAACCCCAAAAGGAAACTGCGATTTTTGCTTTTTAAAGAGCGAAGCTGTCTTAGCTTCTATGTCAAGACAATATCCAGAAAGGGTTAAGTGGTGGGCTAAAATGGAAGATGAGATAGGTATATCGTTTAGAAGTGGCAGAAAACTGTCTGAGTTTGTAGATTTTGTAAATAAACAACAAGATTGGGTTTTTGACGATGAAAGTTTTTTTTGTCAAGCTGATGACGGGGAGTGTACAGGATGAGTAATCCACAAAAAGAAAAAGGCAGTCGGTTCGAGCGTGAGATTGTCGAGCTTGCCCGGCTTCGTGATTTAGAAGCGCACCGGGTGCCGTTGTCTGGCTCTGCTCCGGGCTTTAAGGGTGATGTGCATATAAAGAAGGGCAGAGAAACTTGGGTTATCGAGGCGAAGAAGCGGGCCGACGGGTTCAAGTTTCTTTATCAGCATTTAGAGGGTGCAGATATTCTTGTTGTGGGTGCTGATAGGAAGAAGCCGCTTGCTGTTGTGGACCTTGGTGA